GAGGTATCCGAAAGCAGCGGTGGCGGCTGAAATCGCCGTTATGGGATCTATCATCGACGCTCAATTATCCTATCCAGTTTGGCGTCGAGTGCTTCTAGTCGGTCTATTATTCTGTTTATGTCACTTTGGGCTTCCGCTCTAGTGACGTAATCTTTAGCTATTTCTTCTCTTGTCTTGTTAAGAAGAACCTGTATTCTCTGTACTTCAGAATACATGTTCCTACAGGCCCAACCTAACAAACTCAATAAAGCGGTTAATGCAGAAGTCCAAATTATATCGTATTCCATAAATCTACCTTAAGGTTTAGAGGGCCAAATTATGTTTGCAGGGTCAGTTGTATTTGCAGGTAAATCACGCAATGCTTGACGATAACTGCGCCACTCTGCCTTTTTAGCGTCACTTAATGGGCTGTCGGGGGATTGCGTCCAGTCTGTATTTGCTAAGACTTGATTTCGCTTTCTACGCAATTTTTCTTGCGCTTCAGCAAGTTCTATTGCATCAATTTTTGATTGTGCTTTCTTTTGTAATTCGCCATTTAATACTTCATACTTGTGCATGTCTGATTTGTCGTGGTCATATACTACATAGCCGTGACCGCTCGGTGCGGCAGGTTGACTTGATGTTTGAACTAATGACAGTATTTCGCCACTCATAAGATCATAAAACGCAAACATAGCTACCTCTTTAACTCAGTTATAATGACGTCTAAACTATTCAATTTTATTGAACTACCACTGCTTATAACTGCGCCCAAAGCAATGGTATGTGATCCGCTGTCATAACTACGACGATCCAAGATTTGTATTGGAAATCGCAAATCATCATATGTTGCATAGTCATCATTGACGCTATTTAAAAATAATGCAGTTGCCGAGCCATCTACCTTTAAGGATAATGAATATGTTGTCCCTGTTCCTGAACCATAGCAGTTTGCAGAACCTTGAATTATAACAAGCGTTGTATCTTCAGATATAGTAAAAGAGCCAAGTGAGGTGTCACCAGACGAAGTGAGGGTTAATGAACTATTTGAAAAGATAGTTGTGTTTGTGATTGCGCGTGACGCAACTGTTACCGTATCTACCCCACCATCAGAAATAATAAGTGATCCACCACTATTTTCCAACTGAGAACCTGTCAGTTTTATGTGGTCAGCTTCCAGAGTTCCCGCTGTAATATTCGTAGCATTTAAGTTAGTAACTGTAACAACATTTGCATCCAGCGTACCTGCAACGATACTATCTGCCGTCAGTGTCACTTCAGTCCACGCTGACCCAGACCAACGATAATATACCCTTGTGTCTGTTTGATACCACAAATCCCCTACAGCATTCGCTGTTGGTGTGCTTGTGGATAATTGTGTGAATACCTTACTTCGTGTGTCTAACTGCGTGTCAAAGTCTGTAATCTTTGCTGACGTAAGATCAGGTATTTGTCCGACCGTTAAAGTATCACGAATTGCTGCTGAACCAAATTCAGCAAATCCAGTATCACGCTCTATTTTCCAACCAGATGTTCCAGCAACATAGTTATCGCTTTCTATATCATCTGCAACTTGAATTGCGCCAGTTGGTGTAGTGAACACAATAGTTTGAGCGGATGTGACGCCATCAATCGTTACAGTAAATGCTGACGACCATTCTTGAATTGATGTATCTGTTATATCTATTTGTGGCTGCGTTAATGCCCAACCAGACGTTAAGCCACTAAATGATGCGGTTGATACATTGTAGCTGGTAGCAGAGGGTGTACTAGGCGCAGAAGATTGAATAGTTTGATAATATACGCGCCCTGAAACAACAGTATCACCAGTGTCGCCGTCTGCACCATCGGCACCATCGGCACCTGTCGCACCAGTAGCAGGGTCAGGAAGAGTTGTTGCACTTGTTCCGCTAGAAAAACCAGAGGCATTACCCGTAAAATCAACAGCCTTGAGGAAATAATATCGCGTTGTGTTTTGTGCTAGACCGCCGTGAACAAATTCAGTTGCAGAGGTTGTGCCTAATAAAGTTGCACCCGTTGTTGTGTTGCTGGTATTTACATAAACCTGAGTTTCCTTGAAATCATTATCACTAGGGTTGCTCCAAGATATAAAGTTAGACCTATATCCACCAGAAGCACTTGCGCTAGTAGGCGCAGAAGGTGCGGTAACATCACCAGTAATTGTAACTGTCGTAGTGGAAATATCAGACTGTATGCCCAACCTATTACGTGAACTAATACGAAGATCGTAGTCATCCCCTATTTGAACATTGGGAATACGATAATATAGATTGGTGGTTAAAAAAGACTGATAATCAGTTTCTGTGTCTCGCTTCCACTCTAACACATAATCATTTACATAAGCATCATCAGTGACCGTCCAAGCAACCTCTGCGCTCGCTACAGCAGTACCATCTTCTTGAATAATAACTTCTGTTGTAGGTGTTCCATCAAAGGTTGGTTGAGGTGCATAATTGAAACGTGGGACTGTTGTATTATTACTTGCAAAAGATGTTTCTTCTGCGTTCCAATCATATGCAGAGGAAGAAGTTTCTTTGAGTGTTAAGTCAACCTCTATAGCCGCACCCTGACTATAAGAAAATTTCCATTCTACAACTTCAAATACCTTTTGGCTCCAACCCATCCTTGAGTTAGTTAGCTTAATGTTATCTCCAACACGCGCCTCAAATGCCTTTAGTCCAAAACGTGCTTTAACGATAATTTGTTCTCTTGCTCTATAAAGTGTTTGTTTGGCTAGACGCTGCGCCATAGCCATATCTGTTGTAAATGGCAAAGGAAGTTCTAGTGTATTTCTTTCTCCACCATCCTCCGTTTCAAAAGTGGAAGATGTAATCATTGGATAGTCTGTACCTATCCAATCTTCATCAGGAGAAGAGACTTGACCAGTTACAGAGTTAAATAAATCTCTGCGCGAAGTCTTAGTATCAATAGACATAGGACCGCGAAGATCATCTTCATCAAAAACAGGCGTAATAGGTGTACGATACACCCCAACCCGCAAAACCCATTTACCCTGAGCGTAGAACAAGGAGCCGCCACAAGACGATAGCATAGCGGGAATAACTTCTTGAGGTGCCGTATCCCGTGTGAATGAACCGTTTAATTCATAGCGGCTCTGTGTTGTTGCATCTGCAAGTGTTACAGTATCATCACAAAGATCAGCTTCATCAGCCCATTCTTGATCGTCTATTTCATCATAATCTGCGTTCAAACCATGATCTTGTGTAATATAGTCTAAAATACAGAGCGCAGGGTTATTGCTATATTCCCACGTAGAACTGTTAGTCTTTCGGTGTGTGGACACCCCAAGAGATGCGTCATACGCAGCAGATGTGCTATCTTTGCGTGGGTCGTATATTTTACGCCCCTTTACTACAGCAGTTACGGTCGGTATGCCGTCTCTGAATACATTTTTATTATACTCAAAATCAGTATACAAAAATGAAATATTATTACCCGTAAAGTCAGTGCTATTTACCTCAGTCGTGTTATCTGTGCGAGTGTAAAGACCTGCAAGTGCGGTAGTGTTATTTGACCCATTACCTTTATAAACATTTACATAAATATTACCGTTGCTTTTCCAATTCGCAGCATTAACCTGCCCACCAATAGATGATCCGCTACCCACATTAGCAGCCGCAATTTTTTCATCATTGAGGAAAATATCTCCAATTTCTTCGACAGGATGCCCAGCAATACAAATAACTTGCAGCAAATTGCTATTATTATTATCACTCTCAATATAAGTAATTGCCCCGCCAACCCGTGTCTGACCATAGATAACTTGTTTAGGAGAATCCGGTTGTAGTCGGTTGCTTAGATCGGGGCTGACAGGTTTAGGGACTTTAGGCGCTAATTGTTTTAAAAGCCATAAAGTGCCAGCAATATAAATGGCATAAGAGGCAACTGTAGTTATAAGTGCGCCAGCGGGGAATAAAGTGGGTGCTATGGCAGTCAAAGCGCCAGCTATAACATCAGGCATTCTACGTAATTTATAGTTAGGACTTAGAAACGTAGTCCCTCTTAACCATGCGCCAAATTCATCTTTCATTTTTCACCCCACGCAAATTCAATGTCATTATTAGGGAGAAATTCTAACCTACGAGTGCCGACAAAGACAGAAGTGTTTCCTAGACATATACCTAGCGCAACCCGTGTAGTATTTAGATTTGATCTTTTTGTAGTACCGACCAAGTTGCCATAACTAGCACTGGTAACAGGCACCCGTTTCAACTTTTCATCAAGAGCCTCATATAACTCCTGATAACCAAACTCTTCTCGCATCTGATCAGGCGACAAAGGTCTATAGTTTGTATCGTAATACCTATCATACCACTCATCCGCATAACCTTTGCCAGTCATTTTACGCCAAGCGACATTGGTAAACACAAAACAATCATGCGTACCCCATGAAAAGCGTCTTTCTTTATTCTGCTCTATCCAAGCCGTCAAATTCTGTTTCCAATTAGGTAACATCATTTCCACTCTACTCTTTTATCTTGAATATCAGTTAAGAAGTTAAAGAATTTGTCTCCTGAGTTGCCACTAATGCTCTGATGGCTTGATTTAGTATATCTCGCAACCCTTGGTCGCTCTAAAGCTATCAATCTGCTTTCCACACTAAGGGAAATCTCAACGGTTTCTGCTGCTTCATTAATGGTCATAACATCCATATAGCCAGAAAATACCTCTGCCATATTAGACACACCCACAATACCTAGATACAGCTTTGCCAGATTGCCTTGATAATTCTCAGACAAAGCAGCCGATAAAATACTGCTATTAAGTCCATTTAATGACAAATTAAGACCTTTTGCCGATAAGTCAGCAGTCTCCGCCGATTCGCCTATATTAAGTATATTACCCACGCCTAAATAAGTATTAGATGAACCGCCTTCCGGTGTAAGTGTCTTGTCTCCAATCCCTGTCCATAAATATATCGTAGTAGAAAATTGTAATTCTAGGGCATGAAATAACTCAATCTCACCCTCAGTGAGTTTAGCAACCATGCCTGTCGGTAAAGTACGGCTCATAGTGCTTCTATTGCTCCAAATGTTAAACCATAGAAACTGGCATCATTGATAGACCAGTTAGTGTCGCTAGACGCTAATCTGAAACGACCTTGTGGCGTTGTTAAATCTGCTGTAGACGCTGACGCATCTGCACGTAGGGCTGGCCATATATCTAGCACATTAGATTCCAAAGAGCCAGTGCCTGTGTAATCGCTTAACACTTTGTACAACCTTTGATCATTGCCAGTACCTAAAGAAAAGTAGTCACCAGCTTTAATTGTTTCCCCAGATGGAACATTGGCGTCAACAACCCTTTCACCAGTAGTACCAGTTATAGTCAAAGAACTAGCATTATCAATTACAGACTTCCCATTAGGATCACCTAGTAGGAAAGTACCATATTGACCCCTTAAACTTATCAGAAAAGCTATCCAGCGTTCTGCGTTATCACGTTTCATAGGTGGTAGTGATACATCAGCGGTCCACATCTCACCAGAGTAAGCATGTGCTTGACCTTTAAATGTAAATGGGGATTGGCTGTAAGCTACAGCATTAACGGCATGTAATTCAATAGAGGCTATACCCGTATGTGTAGGTAATGCTAGTGGGTAAGTAATAGCCATTATGAAAAGTTCCTTCCATACGAACCGCCTCGACGTTTAGCATCAGCAACGGCTGCTTTAGATGCTTCTGCAATCTGTGGCATCAAAGTTCTTATCTCATTACGAACTGTTTGTTGTACGCCAGTGGAAATATTGATGTTCTGTACGACAGTGACACCCTCTGCAGACTGACCCTTAGTGTGGTCTATGACAGTCTCTCTAGGGTGCAACATAGCTAGGAAACCACCCTTGCCATCTAGTCCACCAGAGCGAGGTCCAGACCCTGTGTATCCACCACCGTCGAATTGCAGAAAGCCTGTTCTTCCTTGGAATAAACTGCCTACATCTCCAACAGCAGCAGAGATAAACCCTGTGATCTGCTTAACAACAAAAATACGGTAAAGCTCTTTTATGATTTCTCTTGCCATGTTCTTAAAGACTTGCTCTGCATTATAACCAAAGTCTTCAATAGAACCGTTTAAGACCTCAAAGTCAGTCACAATACTCATTAGGGCATCACCGAAATTGGACGATACAGTATCAGATATATCTTGTAGCCTCTGCTCTTGCGCCTCTAAAGCCGCTGTTTCTGCATTTATGGCGGCTATTCTTTCTGCTGCTTGTTTAAGTTGAGCCTCAGTCATTTTTCCAGAGGCAGTTTTATTTTGTTCTTTTAGGTTATATAGTATCTGTAAGTAATCGGCTTCTTGGTCAGATAAACCTACTATTTGTCTTTGGAGATTAGCTTGTTCTTCCATACCTTTTATTATGGAAGCCATAGATTCAGCGGGGGTTTTACCTTTTGGTGGTTTTGGTGGTGTGGTCTTAGCTCCTTCAGCCCTGCTCTCACCATAGGCTTGGTAGGCCATCATTATTTGATAATTTTGAAGCATACCTGCTTGAGCAGACTTCTTTTTATTATCCTCAAAATAAGCATTTTGCAATGCCATCATATGAGCATGGGTTTGATCCGCTTGTTTTTGACGCTCTTTTTCAACCTCTTGTGCCTTATACATCGCATCTTGTTTAGCCAACTCAGCGTTTGTAATGGCTTGGTTAGTGGTCTCAAGTTGTTCCTGTCTGGCTTGAGTCTCACCATCTGTCATAAGTTTACCAGCTTGTTTATAGTAAACTTGCATCTTATCATATAATATTTGACTGTTATTTCTTTCTTCTTTAAAGCCATTTCTTCTGAGAGCAGCATACTTTGTATAAACGCTCATGGTCTCTTTAAGACCACTTTTTACCATCTCGTTTGTAAGTTCTACACTAGCTTGAATTTCTTCGTTAGTACGATTATCCATACCAGCAGCAAAAGCAGAAGGATCAAATTGATTAACAATATCTTTAGTGGCAGTGCTAAACTGACGAAGCATATCCTCAAGCTGAGTTAGATTTGCAAAAGCCCCCTGACTTACATCAACACCCGCTTGTATTGCAAGCTCCCTTATTGAAGATATTGCTGAAGCTGCCTTCTCATATTGCTCTCCTGCAAGCGCAGATTTTACTTGCTCTTGCAGCTTGGCATAACCTTCAAAAATGGATTGATCAATCGCAAGCTCTTCTTTTAATTTACCCGCGTTTTCAAAGTCTAATCTAAGCGCAGCTAACTCGTCTTTATAATCTGCTAAAAGGTCTATTTCACTTTGATCAACAAATAAACCTCCCTTTTTTCTATTTTCAATACTAGAGGTAAGGCTTGAAATCTCATTTTCTAAAAAAGATACCTCTTCAGCTAAAGCTGCGGGATCTCCAAGCCCCGCTAAAACTGCCTGTTGTGTGGGATTGAATCCTTGAGAAAGTTGACTGTAAAACTCAGGGGTAAAGGAGGTTTGAATTTGACTTTGTATTGATTTTTTAGTGGCAGTTTTTTCAATCTCTATAAGTGCAGACTGGAGCCTTAATACTTCTGCAGTAACCTCTCCATACCTTTCTTTAAGGGTAGTTAATCCGTCTTCTGCTGCAGTTTTTAATGCCGAATTAAGTTTAGATAGAGATGAAGATATCTCGTCAAATCCCTTATCCATGATGTCCATTTGCTTCTGAGCGTCCTCAGATGCGTTCATCATGTTGATAATAACCATAGCTGCAGAGCTAATTAAGGGTATGGCAATGCCTAAACCAGCAGACAAAGCGATGGCTGATTTAGCCGTCATCCCTAAACCATCGGCAACTAAAGGTAAAACACCGACTAGTTGGCTTGCTTGTTGTGAAAAAGCTACAAGGGGGTTGGTCCCAGATTGAACCTGTACAACAAAGTCTGATACTTGATAACCCGCTTGCTGAGTAACCACGCCAAGACGATTAGATGCTTTTGTAGCAGCCATTTGAGCTATAGTTGATTTTTTCTGGCTAACGGAAGCTCTATTTGTGGCATTAGCTAAAGCATCTGCAAACTGGGCTTGTTGACGCATCTGAGCGCCAAGTTTCATTATTTCTGACTGAGACATCCTAGAAGAATCTTTTAAATTCTTCTGAGCGGAGACAATCTTGTTTATGCCCTTCATATATTGACTTTGACTGCCAGTTTTAGCAAAGTCTTGTGCAAGGAGTTTTACGGCAGTTTTAGTTTGACCAGTCGTGCGAATTAAAGCAGTTAATTGTGAATAATCCGCACCAACTACAAGTTTAATATCGTCAGCCATTAAAACTACCCATGTAAATTACGTCCACACGTTTTAT